TCTCCGACTCAGAGAAATCCTGAAAGCCAGTCAAGTCCGCGGCCCGCGCCGCCGGGCCATTGATCGCTTCCTGGACGAAGAAGGCATTCCGGGCGGCGAAGAGCTGCGCCAGAGGTACGAACGCCGAACGCTCTAATTTCGCAATGAATTAACGACGCCAGGGAGTTTTGGCTTTTTAACAGCTTCCGTAGGGAATCCCCAGAGAATCCCTTAATCACCACCGAGGACTGAATGCACCAACAAACCAACACCGAAAAAGAGCTGATGGAGTGGTTCGACAGACAGGAAAGGGACACCAAGTGGCGCATCAACGCCTACGTAATCAGAGCAGGGCTGCCGATGGCAGAAGGGCTCCGGTTCCTGAAAACCCTCGAGGAGCGGGACAGCCGCGACCATCTGGTTCATCCGGGCGGCAAACAATGGCACTAAGGGGCGCAGCAATCACCATGGCGAGCGACAACGCACAGCAAGCGGAAAAACCCGGCAACCATGAGCCGGCTGACCCGGAACTTCCTGCACCTGAACTGCCCATCCTGCGGGGAGGCGTGTTCCATTCAGTCCAGTCGCAGCATACAGGAGCGCGGATCGGACGCTCTGGTGCAGTGCCGGAACCTTGAGTGCGGCTACCGGGGGTCCGTTCAGGTCTCCTACGGCCCGGTGCTGGAAGCCAGGCACCCGACAATGCCGGAGGAAGGCCACCAGAAACTTCAGCCCGGCATTCGAAACAGCTTTCTTAGAATTCTCTGCCCGCACTGCCAGGGCGTGTGCCGTGTTCGCACCAGCGTGCAGATGATCCGGGCCCAGCGTCAGCTCTACGTGTTCTGCCAGGACGCAGACCATTGCGGGTACCGGGGCGTGGTGTTCATTACTCACACCGACCGCCTGTCACTGGACCCGGACGGCGGCCTGCGAGAGATACCGTTATCCCCGGAAGTCCGGGAGCAATGCCAGCAGGAAATGGAGCTGGCCTACGAGAAGTTCCAACCCAAGAAAAAGGAACCACAACGATGAACGCGATCGCACAAAACATGACCGACTCCGCCTATGCCCAGCTTCTGGCTCTGCGCAATGGCCACTACGACGCCCGCGAGTGTGTGGATATGACCATCGACAGCCTGATGGAGCAGTACCAATGCAGTCGGCGGCGGGCGGCACTGGTCACCACCAAGGCATGGGCGGATCTGGAAGCCACCGGCAAGCCGCCGGCCTACGTCGATGTCAGCCTCACTACCGGCAATACCGTGGTTATCCACGACGCCAGCGGCCGCACCAACATCTTTTCAGTGCACGAGCTCCTGCAGCTGCGGGACTCGCAGCACAACACCATCAATCGAATCAACGCCTGATCCGGAGCGCCCCGCATGCAAGACCAACTAAGGGCCGACATCCTTCTACGGCTCCAGAGTGACTACGAAGGCCTGGAGCGCGGCAAGTTCCTGCGCCGCCTGCGCTGCCACTCCTGTGGCAAGCGTGAAGCCTTCGTGGGCACCGACGAACCATGGATGGTGAAGTGCGGGCGTGAGAGCCGTTGCGGTGAACAGCACCACGTAAAGGAGCTGTTCCCGGATCTGTTCGACAGCTGGACAGAGCGCTACGCCAGAACCGACCTGAAGCAAGGCGAAAAGCCCACCGGTACCGAAGTGGCCGATGCGTATATGAAGCACGGCCGCGGCTTCGATCTGGCTGTGGTGAAGGGCTGGTACAACCAGGAAACCTACTGGGATTACGAGCGCAACATCAGCAGCGCCACCGTGCGCTTCCAGATCAACGACCGCGACCACTGGGAACGGCTGATCGACAAGCCCCACCGGTTCGGCAAAATGAAAGCCCACTTCAACCGGGGCGCCAACTTCAAAGGCCTGGCCTGGGCACCGCCCGGGCTGGATCTGTCCCAGGGCAAGGAGCTCTGGGTGGTGGAAGGCATCTTCGATGCGATCGCCCTGTACCACGCCGGCATACCCGCCGTGGCCGCGTTCAGCTGCAACAACTACCCGGATAAGTTCCTGGACACCCTGACAGCCACCGGAAAAGCGGGCCAAGACATGCCCCGCATCATCTGGGCCATGGACGGTGACGAAGCCGGCGTTCGCTACATCGGCAAGTTTGCCAACATCGCCCGGTCACAGGGCCTGAAGGTAGGCGCTGCGGTTATCCCCCAGGAAGGCAAGTTCAAGCGTGACTGGAACGACGCCTGGCAGCGAGGCGAGCTGGTCAACGAACACGGCGAGCCGACCACCGACGAATTCCTTTACCAGGGCGACCTGGTCATTGCCCGCAGCGCTGGCGAGAAAGCCAACCGCATCTACACGCACACCAACCGGAAAGAATTCCCTTTCGGGTTCAACAACCGCCTGTTCTGGTTCAAGTTGAACATGGACGAATTCCACAAGGCGATGAGCGACCTGGAGGAAAGCGACGAGCCGCTGACGGACAAGCAGATCGTTACCCGGGCCCTGGAACAGTGCAACGCGGTCATCGAGATCGCCAACTGCTACCCCACCGCCCTGTATTACCTGGCCAACAAGATCACCGATGAAAGCTGGTACTACTACCGTGTGGATTTCCCGCACGACGGGCGGCCGGTTAAGAACACCTTCAGCGGCGGCCAGCTGGCCAGCGCCAGCGAATTCAAGAAGCGCCTGCTGGGCGTGGCGCCCGGTGCCGTGTGGACCGGTTCCAGCCATCAGCTGGACCGCCTGCTGAAGCAGCAAATCTCCGGCATTAAAACTGTCGAGACCATCGATTTCATCGGCTACAGCAAAGAGCACGAAACCTGGGTATTCCCGGAGCTGGCCGTTCACGCCGGGCAGATACACGAGCTGAACAACGAAGACTACTACGACATCGGCCGCATGAGCGTGAAAACGCTGTCGGAATCGGTAGCCCTGAACATCAATAAGAACTCCGCAGACTACCAGCGCGGCTGGGCTCAGGATCTGGCCAACTGTTTCGGCCCCAAGGGTGTGATCGCCCTGTCCTACTGGCTGGGCACGCTGTTCGCCGAGCAGATCCGCAAGGCACACAAAAGCTTTCCCTTCATCGAGATTGTGGGCGAAGCCGGCTCCGGTAAATCCACGTTGATCGAATTCCTGTGGAAGCTGGTAGGCCGGCAGGATTACGAAGGCTTCGACCCCAGCAAGGCCACCCTAGCCGCCCGGGCCCGGAACTTCGCCCAGGTGTCCAACCTGCCGGTTGTGCTGATTGAGTCCGACCGCGACCAGGACGGCGCCGGCGGAAAGCAGAACAGTTCGACTGGGATGAGTTGAAAACCGCCTACAACGGCCGCAGCGTGCGCAGCCGTGGCCAGAAGAACGGCGGCAACGACACCTACGAACCGCCCTTCCGTGGCGCCATCGTGATCAGCCAGAACGCCCAGGTAAACGCCAGCGATGCCGTGCTGCAGCGCATCATGCACCTGAACGTCACCCGCGAAAACCACAACGAGACCACCAAGGCCCTGGCCGAGAAGCTGGAACGCACGCCCATGGAAAAGGTCAGCGGCTTCGTGCTGCAGGCCACCGCCGGCGAATCTAAGGTAATGCGCCTGGTGACTGAGCGCGCCCCCCAGTACGAAAAAGCCCTGGCCGAGATGCCCGACATCCGCATCCACCGGATTGCGAAAAACCACGGGCAGCTTCTGGCCCTGGTGGATTGCCTGGGGCCGGATGGCCTGAAGCTGCTGCCCGAATCCTACCTTGAGCCCGCGCGGGAGATGGTTCAGGAAATGGCCCTGGAGCGCCAAACGTCCGTGAATGCGGACCACCCGATGGTGCAGGAGTTCTGGGAAGCGGTTGACTACATCGAGGGTCTGAACAGCTACCCGGTGCTGAACCACTACGGTGACGAAGCCAAGCTGATCGCCGTCAACCTGAAGCACTTCGAGCATGTGTGTGCAGAAGAGAAGCTGCGCATACCACCGATGAGCGAGCTAAAGCGCCACCTGAAAACATCGCGCAGCCGCAAGTTCATCGAATCCAGCCGCACCGTCCGTTCCGTGATTCGCAGCCAGGGCAACAGTCTTGGCAGCGACAGCGTCCGGTGCTGGATCTTTGAGAAAGAGCTGTGAGGGAGGAAACCACCGTGGAACACACCTTCGACCAGGCCGCCGCCCTGCTGGACACCGGCCGCAACACACTGGCCCGCGAGCTTCGCAGGCTGAAGATGCTGGACAAACACAACATGCCCGCCGGCCCGTTCCGCGGCAAAGGCATATTCGTGGTGAAGACCGGCACCTATGAGCACCCAACCAGGGGCAAAACGCCCTACACCAAAACTCTGATCACCGACCGGGGCCTGGAACTGATCCGGTACCGGCTACCGCCCAAAGAGGAAGCGCCCATGAACAACGAACCTGCAAATCAACCCACCGGCCGAGTGCACGACCTTGGAGAGCTGACCGTGATCAACGAAGACCACGGCCGCTGCCACCACCGCGTGGCCATGGTGGTGGTGTTCGATTCCCCCGAGCAGGCCCAGGCCTGCGTGAAAGCCGGATCCGTTCGCCTGGTCCCGGCCATGGACCTGAACCCGGACGCCACGGAGGCCCTGCGCCATGGCAGATAAAGCCGATATCGCCGGTGACTACATCGAGCAGTCCCTGGAACTGGCCCTGGAGAACCAGCGGAACCAGCCAAAGGGCACGAGTAACGATCCTTACTGCGAAGAGTGCGGTACCGAGATCCCCGCCAAACGGCGGGAAGCGCTGCCCGGCTGCGCCACCTGCGTGGATTGCCAGCAGCTGCTGGAAGTGAAGACGCGGAATTACCGATAAATACAGGCCGGAAAGGCCAGACGGAGAAGAATATGAATACGCTGACGCTAACCGAAGAACAGATGACCGACAACCTGCACCTGGCATTAGAGGAAATCTTCCTGCAGGGCATGATCCTGAACCGCAGAAAGATCGTTCAGGCACACGTTGATTTTCATGGGCACACCTCTACTGCTGATGTGCAGATCATGCCGGTGAACACGGTGTGGCGCGAGGGCTTCGAATTGCCAGAACCATTGGGGCGGTCTGGATATCCGCCTGTATTTCTATGAGTTTATGGACCTGACGGAGATGCACGAGGACTACCGCGAGCGGATGGCCAGGCTCGAAACCTTCATCCGCTACATGGACCACCTGATTGCCATGAACAAACCCATCGAAGTCGAGCTGAAGGAGACTGCGGCATGAGCATCCAAGAAGCAACCAGGCAGGACTTCGAAGAAGGGCTTCGGGAAGACGGCATCCGGAAGCCAGTCCGCGCCCCACTCGGGGGCCTGATTGACCGGACAGAACAGCAGATGACCGCCCTGATCAACACCAGCGCCAGCGACTGCGCCATCAGCCTGAACAACGATGCCGAACGCGACCCCGCCGGCACCATCCGAAAGGTACTGAGCGTGCTGCACCTGATGAATTTTCGCGGCATCGAGAAGAAGTCCCACCGGCAAGCCATGCTTCGCGCCGGCCGCAAAGCCCTGGCCGAAATCGGGGAGATTCCGCAATGAGCCAAAAGCGTAACAACCGCAGAAAGCAGCACAGCGCCCACGCCCGCGACCAGCGCCTGTTCTCCCAGTGCCGATTGTGGACCTGGGAGGGCATGATCAGCCCCGACGATAGCCAGCAATACACCACGGCAGAGAAGCGGACGCAGTTCGGCTGGATACCCATGGGCTACGACCTGGCCAGCCACTTACTGAAGTACCCGCGCAACTGGTCAGTTGGCGTTCGCGCCCTGTGCCAATCCGTGGATGGGGCCAAGTGGATGGAGAGCAGAACATTCGACCTGCCCAGCTACAACCTGCAGCAGATCCAGGGCGCCTATCACCAGCTCCGAGCGGACGTAATGTCCGCCCAGCGCACATCCCAGGTATTCGACGTGGGCTGGATCTGCCAGACCTGGCACGGTTCCAAGCCAGATGACGCCCTGGAACTCTGGCAATACCAGTACGCGCCGGAAGAAATAATCCGGCAGGTCACCAAAAACCAGAAAACCATCAACCGCATGAAAGGCCCGGGCTTCAGCCAGCAGCGTTACGACCGGTGGCAGCAGGTTAACCGGGAATACCTGGAAGACAGAAAGCGGGTTTCACTGGAGGGTTTATGACCGGCACCCAGAATAACGAATTGGCGAACAGGAAAATGGCTGACCTCAAAGGCGGCCACCTGGCCCGCTCGGCCGCCATGCTCTGCCAGGATCCAGCCTTCCAGCTGTACCTCGACCGGGCCCAGAGCGTAAAAGGCAACGTCGAAATTCCGGACGGTACCCACACCGAAGAAGATGCCCGGGACCTGATCACCACCGCATGCCAGATCAGCAGCCGGGCGGAACTGGACCATAACGTGCGGGCTGCCACCAAGTTCCGGCAGATCAAGGCACACTTTCAGCGCTGGAAAAGCCGGCACGTTCGGCGGGAGGCGGTAACCCAGTGAGACCGGTCTCAATACAGACCTTCATCGAGGTGGTTTATTGCGAAGACAACCAGCCGCCGTCGCTGGCCACCGTTCGCAGGCGTTGCCCGGACATCCCGGGCGCGTTCCGCGACGGCCGGCGCTGGAGAATTGATCTGGATACCTACTTCGAAACCATGGAACGGCGGATCCGGGGTTTGCCGGAGAACCCGCAGGAGCTAGGATTACTTCAGGATCTGGCAGAACAGTTGCAATAATATGGCCCCACCACGCAGAAAACCCGGCCAGGAGTGGCTTTCCCGCTACCCTGGCCTTTACATCAATGCCCGCGATGGTGTTTTCCACGTACGCCATCCTGTCACCCGCAAACAAGGCAGTCTCCAGACCAAGGACAGGCAAACCGCCATCCGGCGCTGGGCGGTTCTTCAGCAAATGTGGGAGCAATCAACAACCGACTTTGATGCGCAACTGATGGCCGGCAACATGGCCGCAGCCCGACCGCCTCGGTCCGCAGGCCGAATCACCATGCAGCAATATCTGAAGCGCTGGCGCACTGAGGTACTGGGGCATCGCGTGGTAAAGGGTCGAGTGCAATGGGCTGAATGCCATGTTCTGAGTGAACGCGGCCGCAACCGTGGCCGGCCCATCGCCATTCCCACCCGAAGAGATTACGCCAACGACGCGCAGCAGCTGGAAGCCAGCGAGCATTCCAGGTTCACCCTCTCCGATCCCACCATCCTGAGAAAGGTTCGCCGCCTGCTTTCGGCCTGGAACACCAAGCCGGTGCACTATAACGGTCTGCGCAACACGCTTTCCCGGGTGTTCAGCCATGCGGTGGAGGACGGGCTGATAGACAGAAACCCGGTACCGGATGTGAAGAAAAGCGACGGAGCCCCAGGCGGGAAGTGCTCATCCCGGATGATGCCTATGCCGAAATATCAGCCCAGCTACTCGAGCACAAACTGAACCGCCGAACCCACGACGGCACCTGGCGCGCAAAGATCTGCGACATGATCTACATGATGAGCCAGCAGCCCATCGATGTGTTCGGGCTTGGGGAAGACCAGATTCACGATGACCAGGGCCCGATGGGTGAGATCCACTTCGCCAGGCACAAAACCGGCGTGGCCATCATTCTGGAAATGAACGAAGACTTTCGCCACCTGGTGGACTGGTTCCGATCCTTCAAGCGCCAGCAGGGCATCATTTCCCCGTACCTGATGGTGTATCCGTCCTATTTCGACAAGCGCAGCCGTCACCAACCGGTGAAACACCGCTTCATGCAGCTGTCGTGGGCACAGGCGTGTAAGTATGCCGGGTACGGTGGCCAGTACCAGCTCAGGGATCTGAGAAAGAAGGGGCTGACCGATGAGTTTGTTTCCCAGGGAGAGAACAACAAAGGTGGTCACCAGACAGAGGCAATGCGCCGGCACTATCGGTTGATCACGCCGCCGGAGCGGAGCAAATCCACACTGAAATCAATAGAGGCGGCGAAGCCAAAACCGTGAAAGGATGTCGACATGATGTCGACATGATGTCGACGTCCGCTCACCGGCAAACGATCAACGCTGCAAAGTACTGGATTTAAAAGGGGAATAATGGAGGCGCGGGTCGGAATCGAACCGGCGTAAACGGAGTTGCAGAGCCACGTTGCCGATACGCTTATCTCTATTACATTCAGCATCTTAAAGCCTTGCCCAGCAGAATCCCACCGCTCACAAGCGCACATTCCCCGCCCCAGTAATCAATAACATACGTTAGCGTTGTCGACGTGCTGCCGCCGGTGACTGAGACCAAGACCAGGTATTGCCGCCCGCCACACACCATCGCCACGAAGCCAAGGATGGAGTCTTTCTGTTTATGAAAGTGTGGATATTCTGGAGTGATATACGCGTGTGCGGGCGTGCGTGCGGGGCGTGCTGGCTCAGAATGTTTGGGGGGTTCGGAAAAGTGTAACAAACGTAATAAGTGTAATAATTGTATCTATCTATCTGATATTCCTAGAATTAAGTTGTTACACTTTAGAAGATAAAAACGTAATGTTGTTACACTATCTAACTGTAACGGAATGCCTATAGGCACCCTAATAAAATCAACGATGTAACGTTTTCGTTACGTTTTATTACACTTTAGGTGTAACAGAAAAACCCTATATATATCAGCAGCATAAAAGCCAATATCCGGCCCTGTTACGTTGTTACACTTTTCCGAAGCCCCCCTACTTTCTCAGGCTCCCAGCAACCAACAATCAATGACTTACGTGCGTACCCTTGTTGGTTATCCGTGGGCCTTGAATAATCGCAGTACCAAGAGCCCGCAGGTGGGGTGGGGTGAC